TGAAACATTTACAGAGTTTGATTATAACACATTCAGTATGCCTATTCCATACTACATCGACCCAGAAACTATAACGCTCCAAGTAACAAACACAAATACTGGATCTACCATTAACTGGACTAAAGTTGATTCAATTTCAAAAGTCCCTCTTGGTAATCAAACTCACTATTCTGTAATAAATGGAAATCTTGGATATCTGGTAACAACAAATATACCAACTGCACAAATAGTAACAACAGATTCTAAAGTAACTGTAAGTGGAATAAGATCTACTGGTTCTGTTGGAAATAACTCTATAATAAATGGCAGAACTAATGCAACATTTAATACATACGCTCTCCCAACAGGTGGCGTAGATGTAATAACAGTAAATAAAGCCAAAACGCAGCTAAGGTTTAAATCAACAGGCCAAGAAAGATGTGTTACGGTAAATGATTATAAAAATGCTATATTAAATTCTGGAATTGATGGAACAGAAACAGAATCAAAGATATCTGTTTCTTCAGGATCAACCCCCGGGCAGGTTAAAGTTTATGTGCAAGATTTATCTTCGTCATATCAAACCACACTTTTAGATTATCTTTATGAAAAGTCTTTAGTGGGAATTAATTTGGTTTACAGTCTATGATATTATTACTTTCAAATATTCCTGTTACGGTAGATCGAAAGGTTGAGGAATTACTCAAAAAAGTAAAAAGTGCATATGGTTCTGATTACTATAGCAATGGTACAGAACCCTGGTTTGGAGATTACTTAACAGTTGAGTCTTTATTACCTCAGTGGATTATAAAAAAATATAAAGAAGATAGCAGCAACGTTTTAATTGTTTCTTTTGTTAAAAATTATTTACGTTGGTTGTTTAGCATAAAATATGGTTACGGTGCAAATCTTGAATGGGAAACAATTCGTGTTCCTCTTTACATGAATGATATATTTTTAGAAGCTATTGCCGATTTTTATTTTCCCGGTGCAAAGTTTGATGAAAGTCCATTATCGTCATATTTGGATAATATTCATAAATTTTCTGTAAAATGCAATACCGATTATTTTCCAATAAAAGGAAAGCCAGAAGCAGTAAAATATTTAATTTCTACTTTATTTGGTGTTCCGTGGGATAGTGTCTATGTTGTGACATCGAACACTTGTTTGATGGAAGTAGCCATAGCATCAAGCTACTATAATAATATTATATCATGTGATTCGTTTTTAAAAGAATATGTGTACCCAGCTGGTATAGGTGTAATTTATAGGTCCATTTAATATGTTTAGTAAAATGATTTCCTTTGCGATGGCGTTGGCTTCAAGGGGATTTGATAATAGTAAAATTGATATACCAACAAAACAATTAAGAAGTGTTTCTTGTTTTGGGTATAAAGATATTCCGCCATGCATTCATCTTAAAGAAAGTAGCACAAAAGGAAAACACTTTTGTGGCGGTTGTCACTGTGGAGACAAAAAACACACATGGCTTTTAAAAAATTCTGGAGAATACTCAAAATTAGATTATCCCAAATTAAACTGCCCCTTGAGTATGCCTGGATTTTCTAATTATGATCCAAATATAAAAAATGTCAGAAAAGAATTAATTGAAAAATTGGATCCAGAGGAATTAAAATTTGTAGAAGTTACTGTTGGCGATCTTCCTATAAAGTAATAAAATTATTTACATAAATAATTTTATGCCAGTAACCAGTAGACAAGAATTTATAGACTATACTTTAAGACATCTTGGATATCCTGTCGTCCAAATAAACGTTGATTCTCAACAGATTGAAGATCGTTTGGATGAATCTTTGGAGTACATGTACGAACGGCATTTTGATTTTAATGAAAGAGCGTTATTCGCTTACCCGATAACCGAAACAGATAAAGCTAGACAGTATTTTGATACAACTACATTTGGCTATGCAATTGGAGCCCAACTTAAAACTTTTGCAGATGGTTCCACTGGATATTGGCCTGCAGCACAGGATATAAGAACTATAAGTCACGTATATGCCCCATCCCATAAAGTTGGCGACTATATGTTTGATTTAAGATATCAAATGACTTTATTTGATTTCTTCGGCCTATACTTTAACCAAAGCGGCTACCCAATGGGCCCTATGGCTTCTTATATGGAAGCAATGTCGTATGTAAATTTAGTAAACAACGTATTTAATTATCCGGTTTCATACACATACACAAAATCTACAGATAGGCTGCATTTAGACACCGATTTTACAAAGCTGTCATCCTCCACTTGGCTTTTAATAGAAGCATATGTAAAAGTTGACCCAGAAAAATACACAAAAATATGGAACGATAGAATATTTAAGCTTTATTTTTCTGCAGTATTAAAAAAACAATGGGCACAAAATTTAATGAAGTTTAGCGGTGTTCCGCTCCCCGGGGGTGCACAACTAAATGCAGGTGCTATGATGGCCGAGGCAACAAAAGAACTTGCAGAAATTGATGCAAGAATGATTAAAACACACGAACTACCTGTCGATCCTTTTATTGGATAATAATGGCAACAAACCCATACATAAATTTAACTACAAGAATACCTGAGCAAAATCTCGTAGAGGATATTACCGTAGAAATAATTCAGGGTATGGGTCAAGATTGTTTATATATCCCTAGAAAATATTTTAATATTGATAAACTTTTTGGTGAAGATCCAGCTTCGTCTTTTGAAAAAATTTATACACTAGAGATGTACATTCAGTCGTTCAAAGGATTCGATGGAACAGATATTGTTACTCAGTTTGGTATAGAAATTAAAGATAAAATAAGCCTTCTCATTGCAAGAAGAAGATTTAAGGAACAGGTTACAAACTACGATACGGCTATATCAAGACCCCGAGAAGGAGATTTAATTTATTTTCCTCTTTCAAAATCTTTATTTGAGATAAACTTTGTTGAACATGAAAACCCCCTTTATCCTTTGGGAAAGCTTTATTCTTACCAAATAACAGCAGAATTGTTCACATACAGCTACGAAAAAATAGCTACACCAAATGCAACTGTAAATACACCATACACATCAACAAAAGGCTTGTCGGGAAGTACAATTATTCCGAGAAATAATATTCTTGGAACTACAGCTGGCATAAATGACATTCTTGAAACACAAGGAGCAGGTTATACGTTTGACGCAAATGATCCGTTTGCTGTTTGCGATAATACGTAATAACTATTAAAGACAATGTTTGGATATTATTACAACAACAATATTAGAAAAATTGTAGTAGCATTTGGATCATTATTTAATGATATTCATGTTGCACATAAAAATCCAGACGGTGGAAATAATTTGGATATAAGGGTTCCAATAACATATGCTTCACAAGAAAAATTTATACAAAGATATTTAAACCCATCATCTATAACCGATGGAACTAGAATTGAAAATCAACTTCCTAGAATGAGTTATATAATGGCAAGTGTAGCCCCCGACCCTTCAAGAAGAAGAAGTAGATTTGCTACAACTCTTGGAAAAGAAACAGTTGGCATACAAGGTACATGTACCCCCACAGGAAAAGCAGTTTATAATGAAATTCCTGTAAATTTAACATTTAATCTGTTTATTTACACTCGCCATACAGATGATACTATGCAAATTGTGGAGCAAATAATGCCATACTTTGTACCCGATCATACAATTCAATTAGATATGAATGAGGTAAATAGAAGTATTCAAATTCCTATTGTTATGGTTGCAAATAATTTAAACAGCAGCTATGACGGTGATTTTGGAAATAGAAGAGTAAACATCTCTTCTTTTAGTTTTGTAGCAAAAGGATATATTTTTGGAAAGATTGTAGATACCACTGTAATTAGCGATACAGCAGGTATAACACTGGACATTTTGAATGAATATCAATAAAAATTTAGCACAGTTTTTTTCGGTTCCAGAGAATAAAGACACCCAAACTACCAAACCGATGGGCGGAACTTTTGATTCAAATAATTTTCAAAAAGATTATAATTTAGTACAAGAAAATTTTAAAAATTTAATTGGTACGGGAAATGTTGCCCTGGAATCTGCATTGAAAGTTGCTACAGAATCGGATAGTCCAAGAGCATATGAGGTGGTGGCAATTCTTTTAAAAACAATGGCAGATCTCAATAACAATGTTTTAGATGTCCATAAAAAAGCAAAAGAAACTACGAATAGTAAAGTAGAAATAAAACAAACAAATAATTCTGTGTTTGTAGGATCCACAAAAGATTTGCAAAACATCTTAAATAAAGAAAGAAGCACTGAAAAAAATGTGATTGATGTAGAGGTTGTTAACAATGAACAAAAAGAATGAAATACAGGGATACAGAAATAATCCAAACCTAAAATTACCTGGTGTAGAGCTTCAGTACACAAAAGAACAACTTGACGAATACATAAAATGCGCAAAAGATCCTGTTTATTTTTGTGAAAAATATGTAAAAGTAAAAACATTGGATAAGGGTGTCGTTCCTTTTAAATTATACGATTATCAGAAAAAATTTATAAATGGCATACATGATAACAGATTTGTCATTTCGAAGTGGCCTCGCCAATGCGGTAAATCAACCTGCGTGACAAGTTATATTTGTCATTATATCTGTTTTAACCAGAGCGTAAATGTAGCAATCCTGGCAAACAGACTTAAAACTGCAAAAGAGGAATTGTTTTCAAAACTGCAGCTTGCATACGAAAATTTACCACACTTTTTACAACAAGGAGTTGTAGAATGGAATAAGACGAGTTTTAAACTCGAAAACGGCTCCAGAGTCATGTGCGATGCAACTTCCTCTACAGCGATCCGTGGTGGCTCTTATAACCTACTTTTACTTGACGAGTATGCGTTTTTACCTGTCCACGTAGCAGAAGAATTCTATTCATCGACTTATCCGACTATTTCAGCTGGTACTACAACTAAACTTATAATCGTTTCAACTCCAAATGGAATGAACCATTTCCACAAACTTTGGGTGGATTCTATGCGACCCTTGGGACACAAATTAAAAAACAAATTTGTTCCAGTAGAAGTGAGCTGGAGAGAAACCCCAATAAGTCCGGGAGCCCCCAGATTGCGAGATGACACTTGGGCCGAAGAACAAATTGCAAATACAAGCCCGGAGCAATTTGAACAAGAATATGGTTGTAATTTTTTAGGTTCTTCGAATACCCTAATATCTTCTACAAAATTAAATGTTTTGGCGCCAGAAGATTGTATAGAAGAAGACAAAGAGGGGTTAAAAATTTTTGAACAACCAAAAGCAGATGGAATTTATTTTATAATGGCCGATGTATCTAGGGGACAAGGATCAGATTTTTCTGCATTTACTGTTATAGAGGGAACAAAATCCCCATATAACGTTGTTTGTACTTTTAGAAACAACACCATAAGTCCTTTTAATTTTCCTTCTATAATTAAAAAAGTCGGTGAAAAATATAATAATGCATATGCTTTAATAGAAACAAATGATATTGGGGGCCAGGTTTCTTCAATTTTATACAATGATCTCGGCTATGAAAATTTGCTAATGACGAGAATAATGGGAAGAAAAGGTCAGATGTTATCACAGGGGTTTGCCAGCGGAAAAAGCGAAATGGGTCTTCGTACAACAGCGCAAACAAAAAAATTGGGATGTGCTATATTAAAAAGATTGATTGAAGAGGACAAAATTTTATTAAATGATGAAAGAATAATACAAGAAGCAATGACTTTTGTGTCTAAATCGAATACATATAAAGCAGAAGAAGGCCATAACGATGATTTAATGATGACATTGGTTTTTTTTGCTTGGCTAAGTCGTCAAGAATACTATGCCGATTTGATTGAAAGTGCTAAATTTAATTACGAAGAAGCAAAAAAACCAGAAGATGATAACATTTTAATGTCTTTCAATGACAAAGATAATGATGACCAAGAATTTGTGCATGATGGCAGTGTTTGGTATCCAACATAATTTTTTATAAATATTTCTTAGAAAAGGACAAAAAAATGCCAGCATCACTCAGTTCATTTATAAGCGGAAATAATTATACTAGAGAGGCAATAACCGGCACATTTGTTGCTGGTATGAAAGTTGGTACCGGATATGTTGCGCCAACATTTACTAATACAGGGGCTTCAAACAATCCAGGTGGCTTGTTTGGTTGGTTAATATATGCAAGATCAAATACAGCATACTACAATCCAGCCAAAGGAACAACAGCAGACAAATATATACTTTATTCAAATCCGGGAGATTTTGTAGGGGATCTCAATAAACTTTCTGGAATTACAAATTGCTTGTTACTGGATTCGACAACAGCTAGTGGCAATACAGGATTCTTTATAAATACAGATTCAAGTACAGTAACAGCAACACAAAACGGAATTGATTTCTTATATGCATTAAATTATTTGGCCTACGGCGGGCAATTATTGTTAGCACCCTTTGTAACCGGCTTCGATACCTATCAATCAAATACAGGAACGTATCTTGATGTCGTTATCGATAAAGATATCGACTCTTCTGTAGCCAACTGGCTAAAAACACAGTCATACACTATTGGAATATACCCCACAGTTGCAGTCGCAGGGGTTACCGGCGAAGGTTTGACCTTGCCATCTTTCGATTCTGCTCCAATAAGCTGGTCTAGCACTGACATCACCGGAAACGCAGGAAAAAGAATTTTTGGAGTATACGGAACCAAAACAAAATCAACATCCGATGAAAACTTTGATATTTCTAGTTTGTTGAGCAATGGAAAGTTTGCGTATACACTGAATACAACAGCTGATGTCGCCGGATTCTTTGCAAGAGCAAAAGGTAGAAATGAACAGTATTTGACTGTAGCCGGTATGGATAGATCTATGCCACTAAATGGCTCCATAAACAATACTGTTGATTGGTCTAGTACCACTAGAACAGAATTAAAAACAAAAAGAGTAAATTTCTTTGTAAATTACTCGCCACGGTTCTTGGGATCTGATTTGGTGGGCG